ATATTCGTTTATGAATTGCTCTGTCCCTTGCATAGCTGTTTGTTGTGCGCCTTTGTTTGACGGCCGCACAAGTGACGTTTTTGATTGAGCCCCGAATTTCCGGGCTATCCAGTCGAGCGCGGATGATCCATCGCGTCCGACTTGTTCCATTAAAGATTTTGGTTCGATATCGCCCTTCATTATTCGAGAAGCGCCGGCGGAAGCCCTGTCTAAGATAGTGCCCGCGGCTTGTCCGGCCCGTGTGGCCGGAGTTATTACGTCTTTTTTTGCGATCGTGAGATGTTCCTCAGCGATCATATTTTGTATTTGCTGCTTTTGTAATTGAATTGCCAGCGCGGTTCCCGCGCCTTTGGTGGCGCCTTCGACGCCAGCGGCGCCGATATTACCGGCGACCGCCATGTTACCTGATGGTGTTGTTGCATCAAATTTTCCGGCGAGTATGGGATTTATCCCTGCGGCCTTTAAGTCTGCCATTCGCCGTTGTATTGCGGTGTTGGACATTCTTTCTTGAAATGTCCTATTGCGCTGAGCTTCAGCGCGGTTTTCGCGGTTCGCACGGGACTGCCCATAGGCAGAGAAGATAGCCCCGGCGACCGCGCCTGCTGCTGCTAACGGCATTACAGCCGATCCATATTGCCCGGTACGCCGTACAACGGCATTGGGCGAGCAGCTTTTATGTTAAAGAAGAAATCGGCCACGAAATGTGGCTCCGACGGTATTTGTATTGCTCGGTCTAACGGTACGCCAGTATTGGCGACGATAAATGTTGAGCCGAGCGTAGGAAGTGCAGCGAAGTCTTCTGATAGATGCCAAGCGGCAAGAGTACTGGCCGCGTCCGGACGCATTAGGCCAGATAGCCGAGATTGGATAAAGCGATATTCGGCGTACCGTTCCTGATAGCCGAAGACGCTTAGATTCAGCGTTGTTATTGAGTTGTGCCAGATTTCCTGATTAAGAACCGCTTGCTCGCCAATTTGTGCGAGTACCGGATAGAAGAAATCATAGCGAGTGGCCTTTGACCACATGCGGTCAAGGCCTTGGGAGTAAGTTATGTCGCCGCGGCAGCTCACGAGCCCGATGAGTACGCCGTGTTCGACAAACGATTTTGAGAATGAATGTGTACCCGAAACAGTCCCAAACCCGGCCAATTGGCCGAGTGCGTCTTGATCCACTGGTGTGGTTTGTGCCGACTGCTGGGATACAGGTGTGATATTTATTTGCGATTTCCCGCCGCCAAGAAATTCGGCGCGTTGAAGACGGAAATCGGGAGAGGTTACGCCCCAATGGGCTTTAAGGCTTTCGACATACCTAGTGCCTGCCCGCGCGTCCCGCTCTAGCAGACGTTGCGTTTGAAACGCTAACCGTATGTCGTTTATTGATGCGGCAGTAGCGCCGCTAAGATCGGCGTATAAATTAGCTGCCGCTGTAGTTGTTGCAGATATGTCTGCTTGCGCCAAGTCAGAATCTATCTGATGAAAGACCGCTGTTATGCCTAACCGCGCGGCGATTTTATCGCCCGCGCTAGGCGTTGTCTCTCCGATTGTTTGAAACATTACGGGCGCTCGCGTCCCTAATGGTAAGTCTACAGCGGTCCCTTTTTGTGGTGATGGCAAGCACGATGTGAAGTAATCAAAACGCTTACCGCGTTTTTCCGGGACTTCATGGAAGCCCGTTTTTGACGAAATGTCAGGGCCATTCGTCGTTTGAATTACGAGTGAGTTTTGAAGGTTTTCGTCCCGAAACCATTCGTTGTATATTTTTCGGTATGCCCGAAAAGGTAAGGCCGACACTGGTGTGTCGTCCGTTGTTAATGATAGCGGCAAGCCCATATAGTCGCCGAGATCGCCGACCGCATGCGCGGAGGCTGCCGTCAGTTTTGGTATTGTAAAGTCGATTGTGTCTCCGGGATCGTCCTGCGCCCCGTGGAATTTTTCGAAATTGTCCCAGATCGTACGATAAGGGACAAAGAAGAAGAACGTCTCCAGATAAATATTATCGAGAATCGGATGAATTGGTGTAGCAAGCCTACAGAAATGGCTTGCTTGAACATTCCAGGTATCGCCTGGAATTATATCCGCGACAAGTATAGGAATTAGGAAGTCCACGTCGAACGTGGTTTTTAGTCCATGAGACAGATTGAAGGATGAGCGCGCAATATCTGCGCGAGGCACTTGTGAGAATTGATGTTGAGATTTCATTAGTTGCGCCCTTTGTTTTCGATTTCGTTAACCAGGTCAAGTTGAGCCGGCTTGTTTACTGTTCTTGATAGTGCTACGAGCTCAAGTGCTGTACATAAGCACTCGTTTTCCTCGTTGTGAAAGGTTCCCGTAGTGTCATCCCAGGTCCCCATCCGATGAAGGGAATAGTCTTCGGGATGTTTGCCGACTGGATGTTCGGCGTCCGTTGATATGTCCTGAAGCGAGCGCTTTGCTTCGCCGTCAGATTGTCCGAAGAACGGCCGTGAGTATAGGCCAGAGGCCGTGTCGAAGATTGAATATGCGTTAAGTTTCATTTTAGAGTGTCCTCGTTGTTTGCCGCGCTTCCGCGCAGATGAATTTGTCCATTAATCTTTCGGGTGTGAAGTCTTCTTTATGGGCAGCCAAGAATGCCTGTCGCATTTCTTTAACCAGCCCAAGTAGTGCGGGATTGTCATGTTGGAGAATGGTCTCATAGTAACGCGGTACCTTACCGATGACTCCCTTGCCCGGAACGGGGGATTCATCCGAAGGGAAGAAGTCTGATTTGTATTTTTCATAAAATGCCGCGCCTATGCCGCCGGGTTTTTTTCGCCCGAGGCTCATAGTTAAATAGGGGGGTAATACCCAGTATGCGACTCCATCTTCGTCGTTGCGAAGGTATTCGTCGTCTGCTTTTTTGCCGGTAATCTTTTTAAGGATATACCCGGCCGTGTAGGAAGCAGTATTGAAGTTAAGTTCGCTGACCGTACAGAAGCCGTGTCCCCATACTCGCTCAAGAGCAGCGGAAGTGTAGGTGTCGATACCGTTTTCTGATTTGAATAGTACCTGGTCAGGGAAGTGGTGATTAAAGAGACACGCATGATAATGAGGTCTCTTATTTTCGTCGCCGTATTCGCCACATTGAAAATAACGTATTTTTCTATGCGTTGTTTTTCGTAGGCGACGGATGAATTTTTGGAAGTGAGATTTGACGAGGGAGCCGTCTCTAGGGACGTGCTGATCGTCGTAGGTGAGAGTAATAAAGCAATTGTCTTGATACAAGGTTGATTCATGCACGATGCGCATTGCCCACATAAGAGTGCGATCAAGCCTGCAGCCAAGGCACTGGCCGCAAGCCACTTGCATTTTAACGGGTGTCTTTTTGAAAATAAGACCCCCTGAGATTGCATCTTTATAGCCGTTAAGCGGAAAGAAGCAAGCCATTTCATAGGCGATAGCCGCCGCGACTAACGCCGCTGCGGTTGTTCTTTGGATGTACGCCAGCGTTACCCGAGAAGTTCCTTCGGGATTTTTTGCGGGACATTTTTCTGCGTCGCATTTTACTGCTCCTGATCGTAGGCAAAGCTACAGAGTTCCGCCATGTTTCTGGCGTTTTGAGATAGGATTTTTGGGGCTGTGTTTAGATTCACGTAGGACGTGTCCCCGTCTACCCCGCATTGAAGCGAGGTGACGGAGCAGCCAATTAAACTGCCGACGAGGAACGCGACCAGTAGAATTTTGAGTTTCATGGTGTGTTTATACCATGTTTTTTTGTTGAGTTTTTGAATGATTGACGCTTGGAAGCATCGGCCCTTCTCGCTGCGCTAGGGGACCGACGCTACCAGGCGTCTGTTTTTGTGGTTTTTTGCTAGGTGTTGGGACCACCTAGCCAGTTGGGTGTCTAGTGGTGCCAACTGTTATTCCGTAGGCGGCTCTGAGGCCGTTTCTACGGGTTTTTCGGCCGTTGCTGTATCTACGGCCGAGTCTTCTGGTTTTTCGCGCTCTTCGAGCGCTCTAGTTGCGTCTGCGTCATTACTTTCCGTGACGCTTATATTTTGTTTACCTGGCGCAGCCAGGTCCGGCAGTAATGTCCCGAGCCGGTCCTTATTGGCCGGATCGTTGACGTACTCAAAGAAGTCTGCCGGAGATTGACGGAATTCGTCCCGAATTTCCGAAGGTAGGGCGTCGAATACTTCGCGCCCTTTAGCAAGTTGTATTTGCGCTTCGAAGAAATCGAAGTTTGCGAAGTCGCCGTAGACGCCTTCGTACTTGCTGAGATGTGAGATTGTGCCCGTTTTTTGGGCACGTTGAAGCAATTTGTTGATGTCGGTTTCGTCCTTAAAGGACTGTTTTGTACGGCCATCCGTATATTTTTCCGGTTGTTTTGTTGGGAGCATTGACATGATTATTTCCAATGAAGACGTTTGAAGATTGCGAAGATTTCGCGTATTTGTTTTTCGGAAGGTTCCCTACCGAAG